CTGACACTGAAAAAAAAATAATTGAACAAGGTATTAATAAACCTAGCGAACCTGGTGTGCTCGACAGATTGAAAGTAGGGATCACCAAAGATCCTTTGAAAGCGTTGATTGCAGCGCTTGGCATCGGCGGCATGGCTTATCAATATAACCGTGCTCAGTCCCAAGCTAAGAGCGTAGCTGACCAGCTTCGCCAAGCCTATGGTCAAGCCTCGGCTGAAACTCGCGCACTTGCGCAGCCTTATATGCAGCAAGGGGGACAGCAACTTGGGCAAGCGATTGCAGGACAGCTTACGGCTGCCAACCAGCAACAACTTGAAGCAGCTCGCGCTCAGGCTGCGCAGCAAGTGGCACGTTCTGGAGGTGTCGCTACGGCTCAAGCTCAAAGATCTATTGAAGATGCTCGTCAGCGTCTTCTCCAAAATCAAACAAATGCGGCAATAGCTCTTCTTGGAGCTGGAACGCCTTTGATTAGCTCGGCCATTCAGCAACAACTCCAGGGCACCACCACCGGCATTCAGACGGGTCTTAACCTGTCACAGCAATCCGGTCAGGCCGCAAGCAATCTCGTTACACAGCTCGCGCTCCTTTACGGTCGTAGCGGCAAGTGAGGTTAGACGATGGAAGAGAACGAAACACTCACGCCTGAACAGCCTCAAGCGCCAGACGTTGCAGCCGTTATTGGAGCACCTGAAACATTCGGTGCTTTTCGTCAGGCTCAAACGTCTCCTGAATTCAGTGCAGTTGCTACTCCTCGTGATACACAAAGAGCTGCACTAAAGCAGGCTCTTGGCACAGAGATGGGTGGCCCTCTCGCTGACATTTATCAGAGAGAAGCGGCTGCCACTGAACGTGTCGCGCGCGGTCAGCTCGATCAAAGGATCGCTGAAGCACGCGGTCTTGCTGGCGCTCAGGCTGATTATGTTCGTGGTCTTCGTGGTGCGTATGCTGCCGCAGAATCAAAGCTCATGGCACCACCGCCTACCTTTAATGTGACAAAAGACACAGAAGAAGGCTTGATGGGTCTTGCTACCATTATGCCTTTGGCTGGCCTCATCATTGGCGGCAAAGGGCAAATGGCTGGCATTAGCGCCATGAATGCTATGGCTGGTGCATTGCAGGGTTATCAGACCGGCAACAAGGAGCGCATCGCGTTCGAAACCAAGAAGTATGAAGAAGCCTGGAAGATGTGGCAGGCCCAAATCAACCAGGTCAAAGACAGTCTTGCTCGATATGAAAAGTTGGCTGCGGCTGATCTTGGATCTGCAACCGCACAAGCAAAGGCAGATGCTTTGGCTAAGGGTCACGGCATCATTAGCGATTTGATCGACCAACAGGGTCTTTCGAAGACACGAGAGATTGTCGAGAAGATCGCGGTTAGTACAGCGCAGGCTAATTCTAGATTAGCTATCGGCCCTGTCAGGGGCGTTGATGTTCTTGATAAAGAAGGCAATCGTCTTCGTGTCACAGAACAAGAGTTTCGTGCTGACTTTGCTCGCCCTGAAACCGAGCGCCAATATCGTATGGCACCGACGCAAGCCAGAGAACCGGCACCTATCAAAGCGGTGGTAGATGGAAAAACAGTTTACGTTGATCGCTCTGGTCAACCTATTCTTGATAAAGAAGGTAAGCCGATTGTTGCACCAGATACTAGAACAGCCGCCACTGAAATTCGTTATTCGTTTAACGTGGCCGAAAGCATGGGCCAGGCGATTAACGATCTTAAAAACGTTCAGCTCTTGCCGCGCGACAGCGTGCTTGGAACATTCGCTGGTCTGACTGGAGCTGATGCTGCGGGGCTTCTCGACGGATTGAGAAATGCTTTTGCTCGTCGAGTGACTGCTGAAGACAATCGTCTGTTTGAACAGATGATAGGTGGTCTTGAAGCCAACATGGCTCGTGCGTTGGGCGGTGGTTACGCATCATCTACTAGCGCAAAAAACATTGAGGCCTATCGCGCCCAGGTGGCGCGTGAAGGAGATAGTCCTGTTGCAAAAGCAATTTTCTTGGCTCGTATGCGTCAAGAACTTGACACACTAGCTGACTTTTTTGAAGCAAGACCTGGCGCAACGCCGTTCGTGCCGGTTGTCAAAAAGTATCAGCAACTTCTCCATGACGCTGTTCCGTTCACTGTTGAGGACGTTATTCGCGCTCGCAGCAATGTGCAGAACCTTCCAATCGGCTCTGAGGGTGCTCGTCAAAGAACAGGGGCAACGGGCGCACCCGCTGGTGAAGCCGCTACTCTTCCAGAACAAGCAAGAGCTAGGCTGAAAGAAGGTGAAGTCACCACGTTTGGCAACGGACAACGATGGACGCTACAAAACGGCGTTCCTGTCAAACTTCAATAAAGGTGGAATATGGCGAACGAGTGGGACGTTGTTTCTACCGCTCCGAAAGGCGAGTGGGACGTTGTTGAAACAACTCCCGCTAAAGAAGTTGGTTATCGTGAAGCGCGAGACATTCGTGCTGCCGAACCTACATTGCGACCTACCGGTGGTTTTAGAAAGCAAGTGACTGCGGCTTTCGAGCAAGGCCCGTCACCCGCTGAAGTACCAACAGTTGAACAACTAAAGCAGCGTTATGCCGAAGTTGGCAAAGGAATTGTCTCTGGCGTTCCTGGACAGTTTGGTGACATCGAGCAGTTTGGCCGAACTCTAGCCGGTGGTCTTGGTGCGAATGTAAGCCAGACCACCGTTCTGCCTACAACTGAAGAAATCGGTACGGCTATCTTCGGTAAACCTCAAACAGAGCAACTTGGAAAGTACAGAGCTGGTGGTGGCATAGCTGGTGGCTTCATCAGCCCATTTGCTGTTGCGCGAGGCATTCGTACTGGCACGGAAGCTCTTATTGGTACACCAAGTGAAATGAGCGCACGACTTGCTCGTGATGCAGAAAACCTTGGTTTCAGACTTGAGCCTGCCCAGGTCCGTGAAGCGAAGCCTATGGGCTCTCCTGGCTTTGGAGTTGAGGCACAGGTTCAAAATCAGCAACTAGCTAATAGGCTTGTCTCTAAAGAGACAGGTCTTGAAACAACTTCGATCACTCCTGAGTTTGTGCAGAGCCGCGCAAAAGCAGTCGGTGATGATCTGAACAAAGTCTATAATCGCGAGTTTACAATTGACGGTGAGATCGCCCAGGCAGCTCGTGCTGCGGCTGAATTTGAACGTCAGATTGGCGCTGCGGCTGACAATCGCGTTGCAAGCATCGCAGATAACATTTTCCGTCGATGGGAAACGGAAAACATCAAACAGCAAGAACTTCAGATCCAGCAGTTGCTTGGCAAGAAAGGCCGTAAGGGCGCTGAAGAAGTTGGTGAATTTGTCATGCGCAAATTCGAACCAGGCGAGCGCATCAACGCGGTTGAGATTACGCCTCAAATCTGGCAGGCCTATCAAAACATGGGCGCTGGTCGATGGGATAACCTACGGCCAATCAATGCAGCTAATGCTCCTGAGTGGGCAGGCGACGTTATGAAGGTTATGGACGAGTTGACCGAGAAGTTTGGTCTCCGCGTTCGTCCTGCATTCTATGTTGGCGATCACGCTGGCGGCACTTACGGCTTTACTCATCCGATGGGCCATATCGTTCTCAATGAACGTGTGCTCAAAACGGGTAAAGACGCGCTTGAAACAGCTATTCACGAATTTGGTCATCAGGCCGAATTCCAGTTGTTCAAGTATGCTGACCCAGCCGTAAAGAAAGCGATCACTGACGCATGGCAGGCAGAGAATAAGGCCATCCCGTATGGCACTAAAACGGTTGAGCAGTATCGACCGATTACCTCTGCAAAGTATCCAGAGGCGAGCCGTCAAGCTCTTGTCGAGCCTGGTGAATATGGCCGCTACATCCGTAACTTTAACGAATGGTATGCCGAGCAAGTATCTCGCTGGATTACGACTAAGGCCGAGCCGCTGACCCTTGCAGATAAATTCTTCAAAGGCATCGCGGATATGTGGAAGGCGATCTACACCAGGGTCGTCGGCCATACGCCATTGGCGAAAGAAGTCGATGACTTCATGCGCAAGAGCTGGGAAGGCAAGGAAATCGACCAGGCAGCTATGCGCGAAGTATTTCAGTTGAAGCCTGCCGCTGAACCAGTTGTCGGCGGTAAGCCTGTTGCGACACCGGTTGAGCCTGTTGGTAAGGTTACAGCCAAGATTGATGGCGATCAGCTCCAGGCGCTTCGAAGCCGCTTGAGCGCAATATCAGCCACGGATGGGTTGAACGCTAACCGCGCTCGTGAATTGTTGCAGCAGATCGACAGCGCGATCAAGCGTGAAAACCCAAAAGTTGCAAAACAACTTGAAGTTGCAAACAGGAAGTATACTGCGGTTAAGACGCTCGAAAGTCTTATCCAGAGCAGATCACCTGGAATCTTCGGTGGTAACGTTGACCTGGAACAGCTTGGTAAAGAATTGGCTGCACGAGGCGCTGGCCCTCGTCACCCGCTATACCAGCTTGGTCAGATTGGCGAGCAGCTTCAAATCCGTAGCCGCACTGCCGGTCCTGAATATGCCGGTCAAGACGTTATTACTGCGCTTATGGGTCGAGCCGGTAGAGCCCTTAGCACAGTGCTCGGTGGTCGCACCCAAACAGCACGAACGATCCAGCGCCAAATGGAGCCTGGTCAGCCGGTAACGCCTCGTCTTCTTGGTGAGCGCGTAACAGCCGGAACAATCGGTCAAGAAGTAGACAGGCAAAAGAGGAGATCTAAAAATGCCCCTTAAACAAGGTTTCTCGAAGAAGACCATTGGCGAGAACATCAGACGTGAAGTGAAGCGCGGTCGCCCCCAGAAGCAGGCGATTGCCATCGCATTCTCGGTTGCCCGTAAGGCAAAGCGGAAAGACCGTCGTGGCTAAGAAATCATCCGGCATTAACCCTGATCTTGAAGAGGCGATCAACACGCTCCTGACCACGGTTATGAGCGACCCATCTGTTGAGCTGGAAGTCAAACTCAAGGTTATTGACCGTGCAATGAACTTAGAAAAAATCAAACAAAAAATGAACGACGACGTTTATGGGTCTGGATTTCTGACGGAGGATGAGGTCTAATGACCTTTCAACTACCGTTGGGGACAAATCGTGGATGCTACTGTTCTTGCGCTCGTGCGCACGGCCTTCACCGTGATCACGGCTCGCCTGTTAACCCTTATGGGGCTTTGGATGACGTTCGGGCTTGCGTCCTGGGCGATGTATGCTCCTTCGATGGAGCGCCTATACGTCGCCGGAGGATTTGCGGTACTCGTCTTTATCCCAAGTCTCGCAAAAGAAGCCCGCTCATCTAAAAGGGAGCCTGACCGTGAAAGACAAGCGCTACAACAAGAGCGAGAATGAAGAGACCTACTCGTTCAAGCCTCAGACGCCCACTTGCGTTCTCGGCTACGGCCATAACAGCTTCACTCCCGGCAAATCACCCGCCGGGTATACTGCTGTCTGGGACTATTCTGGTCGTCCAAACGATCTGAAGAAGAGCCCGACTAGCAAGCCGGAGAAGGGCACGCTCTAATGGGTATCATGCCGTTCACTCCTATGGGGAACACGGTCACTTTCGTGGCGGCTGTGTCTCCCCCTTCTGCCGTTCAGGCACTTAGCACAACCGTAGGCGGCACTCAGTACCGTGTGCATAACACTGGCAATACGGTCGTCTACCTTGGCTTTGGCCCTAATGCCAATGCGGCTGCGGCTATGGCTAATACCAGCATTGTTGGCTCGACCCTGACATTGGTCGGTGGCGGTGTCGAGGTATTCACCCTGAACGCTAACCAGTATTTCACTGGTGCGACCTCTTCAGGCACGGCTATCGTAGCAATCACTCCAGGCGACGGTGCTTAATGGTCTTTAGAACAGCCAACACCCTTAACGTCACCCTTGCTGCTGGCAACCAGGGTTATTATGGCTCGTTCTATAGTTCACAAGATCAATCAGGCGGCGTCAACACGCCTACGCTGATGTATGCCGAGAACACGGCTGGTGCTGATGGCATTACGATGGAGTTAGGCACTAGCAACAAAAAGTCTCGTATGACTTTTGCCCATACTGGCATCTATAACATCCAATTCTCGGCTCAGTTGCACAATCTCGGTGGTGGTGGCTCTGGGAACTCATTCAATATCTGGTTTAGATTGGATGGTGTTAACATTGCTAACTCTGATACCAAAATGACTGTTCCATCTAACTCTCCTTATGCCGTCGCAGCATGGAACTTCATTGTGAGTGTGACCGCCGGTCAGTATGTCGAGATGGTCTTCGCATCCGATAATGCCAACATCATCATCGAGCATGAACCCGCAACGGCGATTGCTCCAGCTATCCCTTCCTTCATTCTAACAGCCGTACAGGTGCGCTAATGGCAAAGCCAGGTCTCTACGCTAACATCAACGCAAAGCGCGAACGCATCCAGGCTGGCAGTGGCGAGCGTATGCGCGCACCAGGAAGCAAGGGCGCTCCAACTGACAAGGCGTTCAAGCAGTCTGCTAAGACGGCAAAGCGTAAGGCAAAGCGCTAATGCCATCACGCAAGCAAGGCCCATCTCTCTCTGTCGGTCGTGGCGAAAAGCTGTCCGTCAAGGCGGGTGGTGGTCTGACTGCGAAAGGCAGAGCCAAATACAATAAAGCCACCGGGAGCAATCTAAAGGCCCCGGTGACTAAGGTTCGTACTCCTGAAGACGCAGCGCGCCGCAAGAGCTTTTGCGCTAGGTCTCAGAGCTGGACTGGTCCTCGTGGGAAGGCTGCGCGTCGTCGCTGGCGTTGTGGTTCTCGATAGGCTTATCTGGAATAAGACGGCCCTCGAAGATATATGTGCCAACGTGCCCAGGCGTGAGCCAGGGAGCAGCCCATACCTTACCACCGATCATACGCCACTGACGGCAGAAGTGATAATCTTCTGACAGTAGGCGATTAGTATCTGGCTCGATGCTGGTATCAAAGAAGTTATAGATCAGATCACCCTGCTTTATGTTGCCAGACAGGTCATTCATGTCATTGGCATACGCAGGCGTGATGTCTTTCATCTTATCGAAGACTTCTTTCTTAATCAGCATCATGCCGGTACCACCGTTCCAGATCTCAAACGGCTGATCGACCGGCACTGTTGTTGTGCCCTCATAATTGGCGAGATTGATGACCCACGAGCCCGTATGGTGCTTCAGGTCTTCAGGTTTCACTCCGTTAGCTATGGCATTTGCAACGCCATGCCAGTTGATCTCCTTCTTAGGATAGATCCCGCAGATCACATCCTTATCAGTCTGCACCATCTTCAGGACGCCCCAAGGGTCGAAGTTGAGATCGGCGTCAATGAACAGGAGATCTGTGCAGTCAGTCTTAAAGAACGAATGCACCAAGCTATTGCGAGCGCGTGTGATCAGGCTTTCGTTGAAAACAAAAGAAACCGCAGCCTCGATGCCAGCCTGGGCAAACACTTGTTGCATGACGAGGAGCGACTGAGTGTAGAACCCTGTACACATCCCGCCATACATCGGCGTTGCAATAAAAATTTTACGCTTGGCTGTCATTGGTCTCTCCATTGTCGCGTTGTGGTGCAAGTTTCTGAGCCATTGCTCTGATCATTTCGTCTTCTGCTATGTCGGCAGCACTAGGCTCGACTGGCACAGTGATGAACTGCGCAGAAAAGGCTTCGTAGTTGACGTTATCCATGTAATGCTCTGGATTTGCTCGGTCATACTTTTTGCGAGCGTCCTTGAGGCATTTCAGGATCGTTGTGATTTCATAAGGTGTCACGGTACGGTCGAGAATGATGGATGCAAGCCGCGCAGTACGGTCGAACATCTCTTCCATAGGCCCGTAGCGATTGCCACGATCACGAAGTGTTGCAACGGCGTCAGCGAGTAGATCTTTGTGGTTCATTTTGTCAGTCCCCAGTAGATAGATAAGATTGATAGCACGATGATGATCACGAACGGCCATGGCCCCGCAGGGGGATCAGTCATCTTTCTTCTCCCCTAGTGCAGCGCGGGCGATGTCTTTTTGCTTTTGTGCAAGATCAGCATAACTAACAGCCATGCACATGGTCATTTTTGATATGTCGCTTAATGCGATTTGGTATTGCCTAAGACGTTCATAGTCTTGCTGATGCAAATCGTCTTTACATTCTAAGTTCCATTGAAGCTCTTTAAT